TTTCACTAAAATAAATATTGTCTGCTGTTCCAGTAAGGACATCGAAGTTAAACCCCACTGTTTTTACAGGAGGACTTCCAACAAAATCGTATAACCATGTACTGTGAAAAGAAGTGTATCTGTCTTCACCAGTCTTTTGATAAATCCTCCAAGGTGTATAAGAGTTTTCATATTCAATATGCTTGGCAATGCAATTCATCCGACTTGCCTGACTACCATTGGCAATGTAGAATAAAGTATTCTTCTCAAAGACTTGTCGCCACCAGTCAAACGTCCCATCTCCAGCAAGATCATACTTCATCGAATCAGAGACAATTACGTTGAACAGTTCTCCATGAAAAGGGATGAGAACCGGCCCACAGGGATAATCTTCAATCCATACAGTGGCAGGCCCCTCAGTATCTCCGTCTATGAGTCCATAAGGAGACAGACTTACAGCTGGCAGGAATTTAACTGGGTAGTAACCAGTTGCCGGATCAATGGGACCGTTGAAGAACGTCGTAAAATCACCGGCAATTCCCAAGTCCTTAAACACAACATACAGATCCTGCGCCGAATTGAATCCGCCTGCCCAGTAATCGGCTACGGCAATCTTGATTCCGTCCTGTGTCGAGCAAGCCACAACCGCCCCCATCGGAGCCGTGACCCTGCCACCGTCAATATCTCCGAGTTGCCATACTTTGAACCTGAACCCATCCCAGATCGGACAGGCTGAGGGGATATCCATTTCCTTAATCGCAGCAAGTTGCTTTTTAGCAAACCATCTTCGCTTAAGGCTGCGGTCGCCATCGAAGGTAATCATGCTATTAATTCAGTTTGCCCTGAAAAGTTGGTCCAGAACGGAGGCGGATCTAGCGCAACTGCAAGAGAGAAATGACTACCCGCATTGATTTTCTTCCAAACTACTTCTCCTACTTGTACAGGAATATTTCTAGGAGTAGTATCACCAAGGCCAAGTTGGCCGTAATTATTATTCCCCCACGCCCACAGTGTATTATCCTCCTTGATCCCAAACGAGTGAGACACATTGCCTGATGTATAGTATTCCCCCGCATCCACTGAACCCCAAGCCGATGTATCAATTTGTGCAATGGTACTTCGGCTGGAGTTATCACCTGCCCCCAGTTCGCCAGTAAGGTTATAACCACTTCCCCATAAGGTTTTATCATATTGTATAGCAAGAAGATGCGCTATCCCACATGCCAATCCTACCCATACTGCTGTTCCTACCTTTGTGGGAGTTGTCCGATTAGTAGTGTCCCCGAGACCAAGTTGTCCAACGTCATTCAATCCCCAAACCCAGAGAGAGCCATCTGACTGAAGTCCAGCACCGAAGTAATTCCCCCCGGAAACAGTCAGCCAAGTCGAAGAGCCAACTTTGGTAGGAGTTGCAGTGCTTCCTATAGTTGTACCTCTTCCAGTCTGCCCGCTTGAGTTATATCCCCAAACCCAGAGAGAGCCATCTGTTTGTAATCCATAAGTTGCAAAACCGCCACCATCTATATGATCCCACAGTGATACTCCTACTTGTTGAGGTGTGTTGTAGCTAGTAGTACCACCTAATCCAAGAGTTAGGTACTGTCCCCATCCCCAAGCCCACAAGGTGCCATCTTCCTGGATTCCTAGAGAGTGAGAATAAGCACAATGTATTTTACTCCAGAGAGCAGTGCCAACTTGGACAGGAACATTTCTTAGATTTGTGTCTCCAAGCCCTAGTTGCCCATGAGTATTGCTTCCCCAAGCCCACAAGGTGCCATCTGACTTAATCCCAATAGCATGAGCATCGCCGCATGATATATCTATCCACTCAGAAGATCCTACTTTTACAGGAGATGTTCTTTGTGCAGAATCACCAAGCCCAAGCTGCCCAGAGGTATTGAGCCCAAATGAATATAAGTATTCGACAGTCATTACTCAGCCGGATCTCCAATGGAATAAGAATTGATGGGCTGTACTACGCCTGAAGTCATGTAGGCATTAGCGATAATCAAGTCTTTGCCCACTGTACCAACTGTCCCTTGCACCCTCTTTTCCGTTGTGCTGAGAGCTCCAGTATCAGTACTAAGAACTCCGCGATAAAAAGAGGCATACCCAGAGGCTACATTTGTTCCTGTCCATGTCTCAGCAGCAGCTTTAGCAATTACTCCGGAAGCTGGAGTACCGAAAGCTCCGCCAGTGCCACCACCATCCACAGAAACAGTACAAAGTAATGTAGCCGATCCGATAGCTGCATCTGCTGTAGCAGGAATAAGTGCATCAGCCGCAGCTTGGCTGGTTGCTGAACCATAAATCTTGATAAGAAATCCGCTCATTCCAGCAGCAAAAGACCCTGTACCAAGACGGTAATTTCGTAAACCTGTGCTGACCTTAAAAGAACCCATTATTCACCTCAATCCAGTGCGGCGATAATTTCGCCAATTTCAAAAGTTAGGGGGCTAGCATTGCTGATCGACCTTGAAGTAGCAAGAACACCATACATGATACAGTTTCCCGCAGTAGCCGCAGTCCATATACTCACATGCGTAACCGTATATGTTCCTGCCGCAACTGCTGGTGTGAATACAACCTGCGTCGTGCTAGCAGATGATCCGGTGGTAGATGTCCCCATCGTAACAGCCTGTCTCACATAGTCTGCATCGGTGCCAACGATCATCTCAGCAACCGCCCCTGTCTCAGTTGGGTCTGCGGTATGGATAGCAACGAACCAAGCTGTAGGTCGAGTCACCGAATCAGTATTAAATGTCCAGTTGATAAGGAGATTTTCTCCATACGTAGTAAATGACATAATTCCTCCTTATGCCGAGACGAGTGCGAACCCGATCGGAACTCGCAATGCACCAAGATTGGCCATAGTAAATGGAGATGCAAAAAGTGCAGCAGATACCAGTAATCCTGTATCTGTTCCTCGTGTTAGTCCAGTCGTAATGAATGCCCCTCGTATAGTCGCTGCTCCAGTAAATGCAAACTCATTCGGTGATGCCGAAGTAGTAATTGATCCAGCTACAGGAGCGGGTAAAGTCAATGTCAATCTGTTTGTTCCAGTCGTAGTATAACTAGTATTCTCCCCACAGGCTGCCATGAAGGTCGTCATTGTATCAGTTGCCAACGGAGTATAGTTGTTCTCGAACAGTGAAAGATAATACGTTGAATATTGACTACCCCCTCTCAATGCAGCATTGAGCATGTATGTGATCATGTCTCCAGGCATAAGATTATGCATCTCTTGCTGAGAAATAATCTGCCCATCCTCGTCAATCTGTGTCGGAGTATAAACAAATCCGACTTTATAATCATTATTCATTATGCCTCTCTTCGAATTTGTTCAGCAGTTATCCAACTATTTGCTGCCATAGCCGACATTGATGGATTATTCAAACTTGTTATAGCCTGTATCATACCATTTTCTTCACTAATCAACATAGCTCCTTTATTGCTGTAATCTGAGGCTACTTGATCTTCCTGCATGTTTTTTATTTCTCCTCCGTTTCCTGCCATAATTAATCCTCGTGTTGAAAACCAATAAACATTTTTATCTGCTCGCTTTTGCCCAGTACCAAGTGACGCACCATAATCAAGTTTAGTTAATTGCTGAAAGTTCTCAGGACCACTTCCAGCAAAGAAATAAGTTTTATCCGCAACAATCCAAACTCCATCATCTACAGGCTCAATTACAGTTATATCATCAGTGAATTGAAAAACACTATTACTTAATTGTGAAACAAGATCAGTTGAATATGATTCAGTTACATAAAGTAAATTATCTTTTGCAATCAAAAGTCTACCATTATGCTCACGTATGATTTGTCCAGCAGGTGGTTTTGTCATAAATAAAGTTTCAAGCACCTTTCCACCATCATAAGCTAGTGTAACTGAATAACTTAACGTTCCAATCGCAACATCTCCGCACTGATAAAAGACTTGACCATTCGCAGTAGTCATGTACAATCTTATTCCAATAACCTGACTATCACTAGAAGATGGAAGATTTGTAAAAACAATACTACTATTTTCTGCAACTGAGATAGAAGCAATATCACTTGCACCAGATTCATTGCCAAGTGCATCGTAAAAAGTCAGACAACATAAATAAACTCCTGTACCAAATATTCCAGCAGAACTATAAACTACTGGAGCAGAAGGATTACTCATGCCCCAGTTTTGTGATACACCATTTAAAATCTTTTTTCCTACCAAGCCATCACTAAAAAATAACTCATTATTGTGTTCATAATGAGCAAAAGTATCACCAAGTATTCCACCTGAAATATCAGTCTTTGTCCAATCAGTATTGACTTTTTTAAGTGTTGTACCTTCAACAATAAATTGTCCTTGTGAACAAGCAAAGCCATATTTTATATCAAATCCAGCACATCTCTTTGTGCTTCCATTCCGCATTTTAATCTTACCTGCATTAGTAAAATCAACACTTACAGCATTTCTAACAATTGTGCTTGAATCTTCTGAATTAACTGGCAAAGCATGATCTTCAGCGCGATTATTCATGCCTTTAAAAGGTCCAAGTGAAAGTTTCATTTTAGCTCCTTTTACTTAAGCATGAATCCACGAGTATATGATGGAATAGTTAGTTCAAGTGTTCGCATTGCTTCAAGAAAAAATCTTTTATACTTAAGTGTATTTTTTGTCTCATCATCTTTATCATCTTCAAGCCTTTCATATGCTTTCCATGCACCAAAATTGACCAATAGCGATTCTTGCAAATGCTCTGGAAGTCCATCAGGAGTATCAGCATCATTAACCATGTTTACTGGTTTTCGATAATAGTGTAATGTTACTGTTTCACTACTTGTAGGAATACCTTGATAATACAACCTTCTACCATGTTCAATTACTTCAGAAATCTTGCCTGACTTATTCAACAACGGATAAGTTTCTGCAAACTCAATAAATGATTCTGCTATATCAATCTCACTTCCAGTAGATGATGATACAAACTGTAAGTCCCTATGAAAATTAGTTGGCATATTTACATAGGCAGCAGTAGTAGAAGTTGCAACTGTATCTATTGTAAATAAATTAGGTAAAGGTGGTGTAAGTGAATTCGGTAATGGATTATCAATTCCATCCATCAGTGAAGGCATTCCGCCTGCAATTTCATAAACACCTTGATTGATAAAATCGCCTAAAAAGTCATATATTGCAGGATTATCAATAAGAATATTTACTCTCTCTATCAATGATGCAAAAGTATGACTAGATGGTGTTACTGCAATATCTCCATAAAATATCTGAAGATTATCATCATCAGACATAGAAGATGTATCATATGCTAAGGTAAAAACTTTTCCAACAAGTGTTCCAGTATTTACAGATGAAGTTGAACTATAAATAATAATTTCATCTGTACTATTAATTATAGCTTCAATTTTATCTTCAGCTACAGTGTCAGTGAAAGTTACTGTGCCTTCGCTGGCATCAAATACATAATCAGTTCTAAGCATTAGAAGAGCTCCAATATTTTATTATAAATCATCAGGAGTAATTGGAACAGTTATAAAATTTTCCTCAGGTTCAGGCCTATGCACAGGCACACTTTGCTTCTCACCTAACGGTTTTGGATCAGTATAGTGCGGATGCTTTTCTTCCCAACAAGTATCAGCACAAACAAACAGCTTATCCCAAGTCATTCGACATTCAGATGCATATCGTTGGAATCCGCATTGATCACAGATTACTAAATAATCACCAGGTTTATATGACATTATTCAAAAAGCTCCCATGCTTGTTGATAAAATTCATTCCAAGTTTGTCGATGTGGTTTCCCTGGTCTCCATGCCTCAATGTATTGTTCCCAGGATCGTTCATATTCGTCTTTTTGAGGTAGAGTATCTGGCAGGGTCCAAAGTAGCAGGCGGGCATAAACCGTGGCCAGGGCGTCGTTATGCTCGATTGCATTGTAGCTGGTATCGAGATCGAAATCATATTGCAATCGATCAAGGGCATCGCGGATTAGCGGGCTGGTGCGGTGATGATGGAGTAGGACTCCTGCCACACCACCTTTCTTCTCGAACTGATAGAATCCTCTAGCTGGTCCACCAATCTGGCGACGGTGAATGAATCTTGATTCCTGCATCCCAATAGTAAGCAGCATTACAATAGCCGCTGGAGAACTCATTTGTTTCGGAAGTAAGGCCAAGCCAGGATAGATAACAACTTGCAAAGCATCAGAAATTTTCATTTAATTATCCTTGAATAATTGTCTTCTTCGCAAAGGCACACTCACCACCACGTTTCATAAATACCTCAGCAAAATCATCAAGGTCCATTACCCAGTATCCATTACGCAATAAGTTCCAATCTGGCCATGAATTTGGACCACCAATAATATTTTGATGAAGATTAATAAAAGTTCCCGCAGTACAATGTCCACCAACTACTTCACCACCAGGAGTACTTAATCCATCTACTTCACGAGGATACATCATACCCTCAGTCCATTCTAGCCCAAGTATCGCAGAACCATAATAAGCAATACCACGAATAACTTCATCAACTGTTCGTGCTCGACAATATGATTCAATCAAACCTTCTTGCTTTGCAGTTTGCATTACTGTTGCAAGTGATGTTCCATAACTAATTGGCTTCGATCCTGGTCTTTCTGAGCCTGGCCATTGATCATTATCTTGACACCTAAAATAAAACTCAAGAGCCCATTCATCTCCAAGAGTTCTTATTCCAGGTTCATGTTCAAGAAAGGCTGCAAATCCAAACCCACCACAGGCACTCCATTTATCCTGATTAAGCAAAGGCTCTTTGAATTTCTTTACTCGATATTTGCTAATTAATTCTCGATATCGAAGATCAATACCATCATCAATCGGTGGTACAGCAAGAAGATTTGAAGCAAGTGGATCAGATTGAAATATAAGTCCACAACGAGAATCTTGAGTTTCACTACCATCTTTAAGTAACATATTACCTCTGTATTTTTCTAATTTCTTCAATGAGAGTAGCTAAGTTATTTCGTTGATCATCTTTCACTTCTTCAATTGATTTTTCAATCGAACCAAATCTTGCTGCTCCAGAAGAGAATCTTTCAGCAAAAATTTCATGACACTTAGACTGTTCTCCTAAACATACTGTTCGTGTAATAAATCTTGGCTCACCATCAGCCGCTTTAAAAATAGTAAGAATATCTTTTATTGCACTTCTTAATTCAGCTATATCTACATTTTGTGAACTAATGGCAGTCTTAACTAAAACTACATCTGCTTTTAAATTATCTACTTCTATAAACTTTTTATCATGGTCATTTAAACGTTTATCGCTACTTTCAATTCTTCCAGAAGATTTTTCTATTTTTCTTCCCAATCCAACTAATGAAAGAATCCAACCTAATATAACACCAAGGCCTGCAACACCTCCGATTACAGCCCAAAAACCTCCATTCTCCGGCATTTATATTTCCTTTTCATCTTGATAAAGAATATCTTCATTATTTGGTAATCGAGTATCCAATATTCTCGCCCAGTGATTATTTCTCGCATTAGCTAGTCTTCTTAATCTATCTTGCACAACAGGATTATTTAGTGGATCAGCATCTTCCTTCCGATTTTTTGAGAACCACGAGAAAAACAGCAGTCCCATAGTACTGACTGCCGATAGATAGATGCCGCTGACAGGAATCAAAGTTTTTATCTTTGGCCATACATTCATGTCGGCTGCCATGATGAGAGATACACAATTCAGGAAAAACCGTCCATTAGCTCCCACGAAGGTACTCAATGTTTTTGCAGAACATGCCCACTCCACATCATGACAAAATCCAGCAGGACTAAGACTTACTGTCCCAATATGATCAGGAACAATCTTATCCCCAAGGCCTTGACCAGCACCACAGAACGTCGGCCATTCTTCAGGAGGCAAATCATGAGGCCATAGAGACTCAAGAAAATCAGGTATAGTAAGATCAGCACCCCAATATGAAATCTTAACAAAATTCATTTCTTCCTCCACACCCACGGCTGTACCGGAGCAGGACCAGACCACAGCCCCACCCGATTGCCTGCAGAAATACCTTGTAGCTTTTCCCAGGCCTGACAAAACGACTTCTTACAATACTGTGGATAAATCCAAGCATAACCTGCAAGCAAAAGCTGTTCCTGCA